GCTTTCAGGCGCACAGCGGCATCGGTGGTGTCCAGCCCGGCGGCATCCTCGGCCAGATACCGCTTTTTCCAGCGGCGGACGTTCCGCTCCCGGGCACGCTGCATCTGGGATATCTCGTAGGCGGTGTACTTTTTGCCGTTGTACTCGATATTCCGGGCGTTCAGCTCCTGCAGCTGTTCCTGCGTCCATTGGGGCGGGTCGCCCAGCTCCGGGAAGCAGGCAAAGAACTGGTGTCGGCAGTTCCAGCCGCAAAGGCCTGCGCCGGTGCCGTAGCCGGTTGCGGCTTCAAAATCCGGGTAGTGCCTGCCCTTGTAGTCCACCGCACCACCGCGATGGAAGCGCCGTCCCTGCCATTCTGCATGAGAAGGACGGGCACCGCCGTGGGCGGTCGTCTCCACAAATTCGCAGCCCATTTCGTCCATGCGGGCCACCTGCAGCTTGCCAGTCGTCTGGTTCACGCCAGTCAGGATGGCACGCCGTGCGGCCACCTCGATGCTGTCGGTGTGGCCGCTGGGATAGGTGACCATGGGCATGTCGTCTGCAAGGCTGTCCACGGCCTGTTTGACGGCGGTTTTGTAGTCGAAGGCACCGGTGCTCACTTTGAGCCATGCAGCGTCCAGTGTGCGTTCAAAGGCCCCTGTGACGGTGTTTGCCGTGGTGGCGGTCAGGTTCTGCCATGTGCCGCAGGTCTGCCGCGCGCCGGCATCCAGCAGGTTGTTCAGCGCAGCGCTCTCTTCAAAGGGCGTCGGCTCCATGTCGTAGTGGTAATAGATCGCATCCTCCCGCTCCATGGCTTCGGTGGCGGCCTGCAAAAGCAGCTTGCGGATGGCCGTTTCGCTCTTTCCGGTGTACTTGGCCAGCAGCTTCACCACATCATTGCGCAGCGCCTCGGTCTGCTGGTAGCGCCACAGCTGCCAGTTAGCAGTAGCGGTCACTTTGTCCATCTTGCCGATGCGCCGGGCAACGTCCTGCAGGATCTGCTCTTCGACCTGCTGCCAGAGCTGCACAAAGGCATCCGGCATCTGGTCAAGGTAAGACGGCGGCAGCATCAGGCACCCCCGAAGGTGAGGGCTTCAGGGCTGCGGTTCTCGGCATCCGCTTCGGCGGCAATGGCCTTGGCATCGTCCTCGCTGTAGCCCTCAAACTCCACCAGATACCGCCAGAACGGGAACTTGCCTGCGGTAACGTAGCCCCAGTACATCTGCTTGCGCTCCTTGGGGTCAGAGATGATACTGTCGTCAAAGTCAAAGGTCACGTTGCAGTCGCCCGGCGGGGAAACGGCTGCGCCGCTGTTCCACTGGGCATCCAGCAGCTTGCTGATGGAGTATACCAGATCGGTCAGCGCATTGCCCAGCGCCCGCTGCAGATCCTTGACGGTAGTGTAGCTGCGCTGCTTGCTGCTCCTGATCTCCTCGGCGGTCTTGTCCACGTTCTGCGGGTCGGACAGGGTGCCGTAGGCAAGGCCGCACTGGAACTCCACCCGCTTGAGCATGGCATCCATCCCACGACGATAACTTTCATCGCGCAGGGCAGGGGCAAACACCTCGTAAAGGTTCCGTCCATTGGCCCCGGAGCTGCCGTTCAGCCAGTTGCGGTAAAGGCGCTGCTCACGCTGCGGCATAACGCTCTCGCCGTTGATGTCGGGCCGAAGGGCGGTCTGGTCAACGTCAAGGGCCAGCTGCCCGCCGTCATACTCCCACAGAAGCCGCCCATACTGTTCATCGGTATCATGGATGGTGTCAACAGCAGCTGCATAGACGCTCACGCCCAGCGGGGAGTGCCGATCAGTGGAATTTCCGCTGGACACTCTGAAATAGCCCCAGAGCGGGCGGTCTACACCGGAGAACTCGGTGTGCGGCGAGATCGCGGCCCATTCCGGCACATCGGTCAGCGGCACCTCGATGCCGAGGTCTGTACTGGTCATGGAGCGGAACGCCTTGACCGTGATGCTGTACGTGCTGCCGGAAAACTCGTGATCTTCAAGACGAGTGTAAATGCGGTTGCCGCGCACCAGATGGTCATAAAAAATAGCCCCGGTCATGCGGCCAGAGCTGTCAAAGCGGGTAGGGCAGAAGCAATCCCCCTGCACAGCATCGATCTGGATGCGTCCCTCTGCATCGAGGAAGGGCCGGAACAGGATGCCGCCCAGCGCACAGCCGTATTCCACCGGGGTGCGCAGATCCGCAATGAAAGGCTGCAGCATGGTGTTGATGCTGTCGGCGCGGGCACTGCCGGAAACAATGCATTCCATTTCAAGCGTGGTCAGACGGGCCAGCTCCGATGCAACACTCTGGGCCAGCTTCAGGCTGTGCAGAGCGTTCTTGCCGCCGTGGCACCACGGTCCGCCGGTATCGTACATCTGCGCCCACAGGATGATCGCATTCTCCATGCTGTAGGACACGCTGGCGCTGACAGTAGTATTTTCACCGAACAGCAGCCGTGCTTTCTCCCGCAGCCAGAAAAGCAGTCTGTCAAACATTACTTTCGTCTCCAATCTGCCCAGCGGATCAGCGGGGCCAGTATCGTATAGCAGAAATAGCGGATGTCGTCCATGGCGTGGTCGTTCTCCTTCACGACGCGGTCCTCTTTGGCTTTGTCGTCCCACGAGTACAGGCCGAACTCCCGGCGGGATGCCGTGCAGCTCTCGTGGATGGTCACAAGCCCGGCCTGCATCAGGGATGCCACGCAGCGGATGCCGTTCAGCACGTCGTTGTCTGCAGGGATCACCAGATACTTGCCGTGCCGCCGGATGGTCTCGATGAAGGAAGCGGCGGACGGGTCAACCACCACTGCCTGAATGTAATAGCCCTTGGTCAGGCGTTCCAGCTCGGCATAGTGCTCTTCGTCCGTGCGCTGCACACGCTCGGCACGGCTGTCAAAATAGCTTTCCTTGATGCGCAGGGCCTTGCCATCATGAATGACCCACAGGCCCATGCTGCAGGGATTGTGCGTGCCGTAGTCGATGGATACGTAAAACTGCCCGTCGATGTGGGAAGCATCACCATGAAAGAGGTAGGTGTCCTGATGTGCAGCAAAAAACGGATAGATCAGCCCCTCGGCAGCTACCCACTCTCCCAGCACATACCGCTGATAAAATACGCCCGAAAAAGATTTTTCATAGCGCTGAATAGTCTCATCCGACAGTCCGGGATTATCCCGCAGCACAAAATGGATGTGCTTGGCGTTGATCTCGCCCTTATCTGCCTTTAGAATCCAGTCTGTATAGAACCAGTGGGAAGGCGCTGCTGGGTTACAGGAGAACCAGACCTTTGCGCCAGTAACAGAGCAGCGGATCATGGCCTGATCTACGAACGAACGCGGCTGAAGCACCACCTCGTCAATGAGACAGCCCGCCAGCGTGCGGCCCTGAATCAGTGCGTAGCTGCTTTCGTCCTTGCCGCCGAACACTTCAAACACGTTTGTGATGCCGCCTTTGGAGACCGTCATGGTCTTGTCGGTGCGGCTCCACTTGATACGATAGCTGCGTTGAGCGTACTGCATGGCCATGTAAGGCTGCACAATGTTCTTTGTGGCGCTGTCTACGGTTTTGCCGCAGATGCCGAAGCGCCTGCCATTGAAGCGGGCCATTGCATCGTCTATAAATCCCACAGTCATCAGGGAGGTTTTACCGGAACGCACAGCACCGTCGCAGATCAGATAGCTATAATCTGAAAATCGGAACTGCAAAATTTGCAGCTGCTTTTCACCCAGTGCCATGACCGCCCTCGCTCAACTCAAACAGTGCCTTGCTCAGATCGTCTACAGGAGCCTTTTCATCTAACGTGGAATCCTGAGTAGGCATGTCTTTCTGCCCAAGATACTGTTTACCAAGCCAAATTGCCATGTTGGCGTTTTTCTCAGCAAGTCTCCATTGGCTCCGGCGCAGTGAAACTTTCCCCACACCCCGCTTTTGTCTGAAAACTTCGGAAAAATGAGCTTTGTATTCCTTCTGGCACCATTTTTCAAGGGTCTTATCTGTGACATCCAAAAATCCGCAGATTTCCTCCTCGGTGCATTGAAGGGCACACAGCTTTTCAAACTGCACCTTGTCTATCTGTTTCATTGGCCGTCCCATACTTTACCTCGACTTGATATGTTTTTCCTTGATAATGCAGGACGGTTTTGTCTCCTTTGCCCACTTGCGGAAGATCAACTGCATCTGCTCGTCAATCTTTTCTTTATCCTTGACGAGAACTCCAACCTTGAACGGCTTCAGAATATGCTTGAAGTACGATGTGCCAGCTTCCACCTCAGCTGTGATGCAATTGCTCTTGCTCCGCATCCCGCAGGAATAGTCGCTACCATATAGCCGCCTCATGTGCTCTCCACGCTTTACGCCTGCCTGAGCATATGCTTTCCTGCATCCAGACAGGTCCTTGTTCCCTCCCTGCCCAGTTTTGCTATACCTCAACGGTGCAACCTGAATGGATGGTGTGCCCATCTGGCGCAGCTTCAATCGAAACTCCACATCGTCCTCAAAATCGCCCTGAAAAAGATCCGGGAACCGGTCAAGGTCAAGTGCAAAGCAGCTGTAAACAAACCGCTCTGCCAAATAATCGCTGTTCGGTGCCGCCACACCGCAAAGATTACAGCCAGCCATCGCGGCATTGGTGCATTCCAACACTGTAACCAGCGTGTCTACGAAATCATCCAGCATCCCGTCCCGGCTCTGAACCCTAAAGCGCTTGATGGTTTTGTCGTCCACTTTGCAGGTGTAGCCGATTTCTAGGAACGTAATGTTGTCGTCCAGCTGAATCAGATACCTGTACCCATGTTCGCGTGCATATTTAATAGCATAGCTGCGATTCATGGGCGCATACCAGGCATTGTCAGAGGTTTTAGCTGTCTCTTTGTACCATTCCTCATAGTCCTTTGGCACGTTCACGATCTCCCAATCGCTCTGATAGCCCTCAGAATTGTTTGAAATGATCAGGTGGGGATAATCAGTCCTGTTTTTCTCCGTCGGACGATCTTTGCTCGTTCCCGGTCTTTTCCCCGAGATTTCCACGATCAGCGTCCTGTCCTTCATTCTGCATGTCCTCCCAGATCCTCTGCAAGCGATCCAGCTTTTCTTTGCTGTCACTCTTGAAAACAGCTTCGTACATTACGCCAATGTCATTGTTTTCGATAGCTGCCTTGTCGCTCTCATCAAGCGTGTTGTCAAACAACCCGCCCAGCTCAAAACCAGTAAAAAGGTCTTCACCGAGACAGTCCAGATCGTCCAACTCCGCCAGCAGCTTCTTGTTATCCCAGATGGCAACATCCGAAACCTTGTTATCTGCCAGCCGGAAGGCTTTCACCTGACTTGGTGTCAGGTCATCGGCAACCACGCAGGGGACTTCAGCAAGACCAAGCTGCTGTGCTGCCTTGTACCGAGTGTGACCGCAGATAATCTCACCGTTGGCATCAATAACGATTGGCACTTTGAAACCATATGCCTGAATGCTTTTTGCCACGGCTGCTGCAGCTTTATCATTCATACGAGGGTTGTTTTCATATGGGTGGATCTCCGACAGACCCTTCATAACAATGTTCATCGTCTTTTTTCTCCAAACAAAAAAGCAGCCACAAAATGTGACTGCTTTTGAAAATCAAAAATATAAGCAGCACCAGTGCATTCAGTTTGCCGGACAGGCGTAAAACGGGCGGGTGCTGCTGCATCTGGAACTTTCGCGGCCAGATGCCCCGCTATGCTTTGCACAGCCGTCCCCCGACTGTACATTGCATGGCGCTCTGGGCAGGCCTTGAACCTGCAACCTACGGTTTTGGAGACCATCGCTCTGCCAATTGAGCTACCAGAGTAAAAAGCCGCCCTTGGAATCGAACCAGCCGTGTCTACACACACGCACCGCGCTCCAAACTGCGCTCAGGCGGCCATATAAAAACAGCTCCGGTTCGCCGCCGGGGCTGTTGGTTGGCGCACATCCTGTCAGGAAAGCTACACCTTGGCAAGGATTCTAAGGCCTTTTCTTGGCACGGGAGGTTGCACGTGCGGCCTTGCGGGTTGTCTAGTCCATGCGCCATACAGTGCGATACTGTGGAGTCGAACCACAATCCCATCTCCCGGGTCGGTAGGCTGCCCATTTTTCGCAGGTATCGCATAGAAGCAGTCAGCGAAACGGAAGAGAGAAAAATGCATGCAAAGCCAAAAGGAGGAAATTATCATGGAGGTTCGTTTCGGAGACTGCGTAGAAGCGGCGCTCCGCTGTGCGCGGTTCCGCTTGTACTGATTTTACCTTACTGCGCCCCGTTTCGGGAGTGCCGGGACATCACAAAATAAACGGTGCCTTTCTATGCAATTTGTACAATTCATACAGTGCTGAAGTCTGACCAGATCTCTGCAAGAGCTTTGCAACCCCGGTTAATACGCTTCCGGACAATATCAACACCGGAAACCCCTGTTTCATCGGCAATCTGATCCTGCGTTTTTCCATTAACGTAAAAATCTACGATCGCATTTGCACACTCTGTAGCAACGACAAGGCAATATGCCCGCTTTGTTGCCTCGTTCTGCAACGCTGTCAGCCGCTTCACCATCTCCCGATACCGCGTCTGTTCCTCAATGATATCCACAGCAGCATTACCGATTTTGTCTCCGTTTCCTGACGCAGTAGGCATACCGGAAAGGTTCTGCGTAATCTTTGTAGCGCTGCCATAGATCCTGTGAATACGTTCAAGTTGCCTATCCACGTCTATCTTGTAGTCCCTGCACTGTTGAAACCATGCCTTGACATCGCGGTAGTCTACACCGTCTCGCTTTTCATTTTCAGGTGCACATGTGAAGATCATCTTTTTTCTCCTTTACTCCCTCCAAAAATAGCAACACTCCGGGCGCTGCGAACGGGACGCGGTACTCCACCAAATCAGCAGGGGTGATGTACTTTCGGCCAAACAGGCGCTTCATGTCCTTCCAGACGGCCCACGGGACGCGGTAGAAAGCCCTGCCGCTAAATGAGCATAGTACAAAGGCGACACCTCCGAGGGCTTCTGTGCGGCTCAGACGAAGCGATTGTGCGGCCAACACACGATCAAAGGTCAGCCGGTCACTGTCAGTGTGCTTTGCTTCAAAATTGATGGCTCTTCCGCCTTTGAGAATGCCTTTGTAGTCCGGCTGGGCCTGTTTCGTGTAGCAGGCAAGGAACCGGCCAGCACGGTCCGGGCTTCCAATCGGACGCATCGGTTCTGGGGTCTTTTCGATGTCTGCAAGGCCGATGGATCTGTAATAGGCGCAGGCATTGTCAATGATGTGCTCAAAGCCTTCGCCCTCTGCGCGGCTTCGGGCACCGGTATAGCTGCGGCGAATGCTGGCCGCCGTTCTTCGGTTATTCATTGCTCAATTCCTCCACATAGCACCAGCTTTGGGGCGGACGACGGAGTCTAAGGCCATCCAGTCCATAGCAAAATGCGCAGTGTACATCTTTCTTCTTGCCAATTGCGCATTTCTTGCACCACAGTTCGTTTTCCTCGACAGCACGGTGAAAGCATATGATGTCTTTCGGCTGATTATAAATTTTCAGGTCAGAGATGTGCCAGCCGTAGCCATTACGACCTTGCAGATATTTTTTAGCGGCTGCTTCGGTCAGACAGGCAGCTTGAAGCAGTTCGCCAGCTGGTTTATACCACCCGTCCAATGTCAAAATGTTTATGTCCATCATCGTTCCGACGTGGACGAGCTTGTCGATTTTGTCACAGGTGAACTCACCAATAACCATCTGCATGGCGCTGTCTATATCATCAGGCACACCAATTCCATCCCATGTGATAAACTTGGTATTTCCGTGATAGATTTCTCCGTCATACGATTCTTCGCCATCTCTGAAAATCGTAATGAGTTTCTTTGGAGCTTTTGTGCAGTAGATGTAGCATTTGAACGGAACTTCAAGGTTTGGTGCAGTTTTGCGAATTTCAACCGTCTTCTGCAGGTTTGCGATTTTCTTGCACCATTTCGGCCGAATACTCAAAAGGACTGCTTTCATGCTCGCACTTCTCCCTTCAGTAATACTCGATTTCAACCAGCGAGGTGGACACCAGCTCAAAACGTCCATCTTCCAGAGGGATTTGCAGGAGCTGATACTCACGCTCAGCAGATAGCTTTGGGTCAGGCAACAGCTCGCCAAAGTCCTCCACGGTAATGGTGTACTTCGGCTTACGCCTACCGGCATAGCCAACTTTTTCAATTTCCGGGGAGTATACCGTGACATGGTAGCATGGCTTTCTTTCAGCTCCTGCCTCGGCAGTGGTCGCACCGCAGGATGTAAACCACAGCGTCAGAATCAGCAGCACAGCTGCTGCGATAAAGCAGACAATTCTCTTTTCGGTTTTCATGCTTCACTTCTCCTCCTCAAAAGTCCCAGTCGGAAGGAACACCGAGACGGCATTCTCCATCGCCATCGTTACTGGTCGGCTTATCGAACGGGCAACCCGGGCAACCATTTCCGACTGCTAAGTGGCAATGGCAAAAATCCATCAAATAATGGGCCATGTCCTCCGGCCTCATAGTGTCGGTTTCAGGGTTAGATTTCGCTTGATCATTCATCGTCGCCCCTCCAATACTCCACAAAATAGGTCAAAGTAGATTTGCCGCTGCGCTTTTCCTTTCCCACGCGGACGGTGTAGCCGTTCATCGACAGGATGACAACCAGCGCTTTCCGGTCCTCCACCTTGTCGCAGTCGATCTTGTAATGCTGTGCCATTACCTGTACTCCTTTCCGGTGGCCTTGTCCCTCAGCGGGATGCGGCCTATGATCTCGAACCCTGCCCACCCGGCCACCTGCCGAAGCAGGGGCACGAGGAGGCTGATTTGCAGTAGTTTGGCAGCTTCCTTCTGCCGCTCATCCTTCTGTATGCTGCGGAAAGCTGCGCAGGGGGTCGGATCTGCATAATGCTCGGCGTTCCGGCTCATGTTGTCATTGCTCATGTTCAAGCTCCATTCTCCAACAGGTCAAACAGAGTGGGTGCATCCTTTTCTGCATCCGCAGATTCCAGATAGCCCACGCCGTCACGAAAATAATCCGGGTTCAGCTCCACGCCCTTGCCCTTGCGGTTCATCTTCACCGCTTCATACGGCACCGTGAAAAGCCCTGCAAAGGGGTCAGCAACAAGTTCGCCCTCATTGCTGTACCGCTCAATCAGGCGCTGCACGATGTCGATCTGAAGCGGGCAGACGTGGAGGTTCTGCCGCCGCTGGCTCTGGGAGGTGTTGAGCGTTTTCATCCGCACAATGTCGTCCCAGACCGTCATATCCCATGAGCCGGGCGCAACGACCATGAAGGTGCTCGGCAGCCGTCCGTCTTTGTCGAGGCTTTCTGCGAGTTTGACGTGCTCGCCGTAGTCGTAGACACTGTCGCGGCTGAACTTCCGGTAGACGCTCTGGAGTTTGGAGGTTGGAATCTTCTCCAGATCCTCCCTAGCAAAAGGCCTGTCGCCGCTGGAACGCCAAAACGCATGAGCGTCAATCTGCCACTGGGCGCGGGTGTATTCCTCTTTGGACTTCTTCACTGGGGTATCAGCATAGCCGCGGCTGCGGTCAGTAGGCAGCTTGCGGAACAGCAAGATGTACTCAGGGCATCCAACACCCATCTTCGTGCCATCTTTGCACTGCTCAGTCCAGCCGAGGCGGTAGGTCTGGTTGTTCTCCCGGACAACATCCGTGACTACGGTAATCATCCCAAAGTACGCAAAGCCATGTTTGCGGAAATGGGCAATGCAGTCAGCATGGAACGGCTCAATTGTGGGCGCGGCCAGCCCGGTGACATTGGCGAACTCCACGCGATCTTTGACATGAATCGCAGCCACGCGGCCCGGCTTCAGAGTCCGCAGCAGCTCAGGGGTGAGGAAGTCCATCTGCTTAAAGAACTCATCATCGTTCGGGTTGTGCCCGAAGTCATTGTAGCTGGGGCTGTACTCATAGTGGTTACCGAACGGAATAGAGGTCACATACAGGTCAATGCTGTCCGTCGGCCAGCTCTTGACCTCTTCCACGCAATCGTTATTGATTGCGATGTAGTTGCTGCCTTTTACTTCCACGCGCTCACATCCTATCGTTCTCTTTAAGACCTCCAGTGCAAGGCTGCCGAGGCCATATTCTTTGATAATTTCTTCCATCTGCTCGCTGAGTTCATCGTACTGCTTCCACTTCCGCTGGAGGGCCAGCAGCACCTCCGTTTCGGTGTCCATGTACAGGATGTCAATCACGCACGGTGACTTCTGGAGGAAGCGGTAAATGCGGTGAATGGCTTGAATGAAGTCGTTGAACTCATAGTCAATACCCATGAAGATTGCCCGGTGGCAGAACCGCTGGAAGTTGCAACCAGAGCCGGACAGGCTTTTCTTTGTGCCGAAGATGCGGGTCTTGCCCTGTGCGAAGTCCATGACGCGCTGCTCGCGGGTTTCGAGATCCATGCTGCCGTAGATGTCCACCATCTCCGGGACGGCTTTTTTCAGGGCCTTGCGCTCGTCCTCCAAGTCATGCCAGACAACGAAGTGTTCATCCACCGGGGCCTCCGCGATGATGCGGGCCACCTCAGCGGCGCGGATGTCGATGCTGTCCCGCTTCTCTTTGGCTGCATCCTGCAAGCCCATCGCGGCATCATGGCCGAGCTTCATCTGGCCGTCGGCTTCAAATTCAGCGGGCCGGTCAAGGCTGTTCAGTTTGTGATACCGGATGTCCAGCGGCGGCAGGGCGTAACCATCATCCGAGAATCCGAGGTCGGACGGCTTCTGAAGGAAAAGCCCCCAGCTGGCGCACCAAATCCAGAACTCCCGCTCGCGACCCGGATAAATGGTCAGGTTGTTCGCTTTGGTGCTGTCCCTCTTGAAAAAGCGGGTCAAGCTCTGGCCGGTGTCCATAATTTCGAGGAACCCGGCATAGTGAATCAGCTCTTTGTAGCGGTTCGGGCTGGGTGTCGCGGTGTTGGTCAGCTTATACTTGATGCCCTTGAACTTCTGCATGAAGCTCTGATAGGTCTTGCTGCCGAAGCTGCGCAGTGTGGCGGCCTCGTCCAAACTGACCGCTGTGAAATGATGCGGGTCAATGTCTCCGTCTCTGACGCGCTCGTAGTTGGTCAGGACGATGGGGGCTGTGCTGGCCTCCACTTCGGCCATCGTGCGGCAATAGGGCGGCTCGTCCATGCCCAGCAGGTTCACAGCGTCGGCCTTGAACTCCGGCAGGACGTTCAGCGGCATCACAATGAGCGTCTGGCCGCCCTCGTGCTTCTGGAGCAGTCTGCACCATTCGAGCTGCATGATGGTCTTTCCAAGACCGAAGCGGGCGAAAATGCCACGGCGGCCCCCGCGCAGCGCCCACAGGACGCTCACGCGCTGGTGATCTTTTAGCGCCGGGCTGACCTCGGCGGGTTCAATCTCGATTCCGGACAGGGGCGCAATGTCTATTTTGCGCTCCAAAAACTCCTTGTATGTCATTTTGCGTGTTCATCTCCCATCGTTCTCCCTCTCTCACTTCACAGACGGGTTTACACGTTCCACCAGCTCACAGCCGGGCACTGCCGTGCCGGTCTTGAGCAGGGCCGCAATGGCCGTCTTGTTGGGTGTGCGGGTGGTCTTCTCGGTCATGTACTCGGCAGGAACGGCAGCTTCATCCAGCACGCAGACGGCCTTGCTGCGGCGAAAGCTCACCGCGCACCGGTCGCTGCTGAAGTTCTGCCCACCCAGAGCATCGGTCAGATAGTGCTTGAGACTGTCGATCTTGCGCTTTGCGGCTGACTTGCGGTCAGCAAAAGCCTTTTCCTGCGCTTCAAAGGCCGCAACATCGGCTTCGAGATTCTTTACCCAGCAGGCGATGTTGTCCACCTTCTCGGCCTTTGCCATGTTCAGCTCTTCCAGCCGGTCGATGTCCATAACCTCGCCGGTCTCCTGATCGATGCAGTCCAAAATCTGCGAGTTGATCTCATACAGGTTCATAGTGCTTTTTACCTCCATACGTTCAGAGCCTGAGAAATGGCTCTGAACGGCGTTTTGCGTTTTGCAGTATAACTTTGCCGGTTTACCCTAAAACCGCGTTCAGGGAGCCGTACAGGACGCTCTGAACGCCATATGCGGGTTATTCTTTCAAAAGCTTCCGCTCTGCACGGGCTTTCAGCATCTTCTGCAACTTACGGTGTGAATGCAGGCAACGCTCTGTCATGAGCCGCTCTCCCTGAATCTTCTGAATCCGCTCCAGCCAGTCAGGAAGCAGCTTGTCCTGCCACTTGCAGTGCTGTATGACATCGTAAAACGCCTGTTCTGCGATATCATCCGGGGCCGTCCGAAGGTCTGACTTTGCCCAGACCGTGGAAATCGCCTTCCGGCTCTCGTCTGTTTGAGGCTTGCCGAAATAGGCATCTGCCACGGCCAGCAGTTCGATGATCTTCTCCATCGTCAATCAAATCACCCCCTTGAAGATGTCTGCATAGACATCCGCTGCAGATCTGGATGTATTGCCCGGTGCAGGCTTGTTCGGTTGCTGCTCCCGGTCACGGGATATCCACCCGGATGCTGCTGCCTTCCAGTTCTTCATAGGATTCCGGCCCACCTTCCAGCCGTTGGATTCGTAATAGGCATGGAACCGAATAGCCTGCCCTTCCGTTCCGCCCTTCTCCGCAAAGTAACTTTTCACCGTTTCAACATCCGGCGGTGAAAACCTGCTTTTGGGGGTAGGGGGCAGCGCTTCAGCGCTACTACTATCAGATACTTTAGTATCTGAGTAATTATTAGTTTTTAATTTTAGGGGGCTATTGGTTTCGTTTGGTTTCTCAGAAAAACCAATTGGTTCCGCTTGGTTATCGTCAAAAACCTTTTGGTTTCCGTCGGTTTTCTTTGGCCTGCCGCCCTTTCGGCCTGCTTCTCGGTGTGCAGTAATAGCACGTCTGTACGTCTCAATATTCCCGTCAAGCGCTTCCCTCTGAGATTCAAACGCCACCTGTTCGATAGGTTCAAGGCCTTCCGGTTCACTCCCGGTTTCCACATAGTCCCGCATTGCATTCACAACATGCCTGAATGCCGCATCATCAAGAATGTCAAGAAGTTTGAACGATGTGAACAGGATCAACAAGCCTTTTGGGCGAGCCATTTCGATATCGTCCACCACAAACCACCTCCTTCCCGTTTTTGAAAACCAAACGCTTTTCGTAAAAACCATTTGGTTTTCTTTGGCTTTTACAGGTCGATGATCTTAACCTCTACGCCGTAGCCGATGACGTTCCGGCACTGCTGTTTGATGCGGGGGATCGCAACAGCGCTGCTTTTGAGGAACTTCTTCGTGCTGGGGGTGCAGGCCAGATACAGCGTAACGCCGTCCAGACTGGCCTTGGTTCCGCGCAGGTTGTCCGCAATGAACTTGTCACCGTAGACCTCAACACGGCGAATAACCTCTCCCCAGTTCGCAAAATCCTTGCCCGGATACTTCGTAGGGGTGGCTTCCGGTTCAGCCTGCGGGCTGTTATAGCTCTTGAGGTCGTTCAGGGCATCCAGCATTGCCGTCATGCAGGAACTGCACACCTTGATCTCGTTCTGAAGCTCAACAAGGGCACTGTTCAGGCCCACCAGCTGGTCAATGGCCTTCTTCATGTCCTCGTTCTGCTGGTACAGGCGGCTGTCGATAGATTTCAGCAGGATGTAAACCCGGCTATCATCCGGGGTATCATTCGGTACATCCTCAAGCATGAAGTTGTATGCACCGTTGCGGATATTGACAACTGCCGACACGGAACGACCGATAATGGATGCGACTTCTGCATCGGACAGGCCCTTGCTGAGAAGAAGCTTTGCATTTCGCACCTCTTCCGGCATAATATTTCTTTTTGCTTGCATTTTTCTCTCCATCATTTCTTCCGCTCAGAACGGCAAATCTTCATCGTCGTTGATAACGGCAAAATCGTCCGTGCCGGTCTCAGCCGCCTGCTGGGCGCTCTGAGCGTTTCTAGCTTCGCGGGCATAACTTTGCGTCTGTTCATCAAAACCCCGTGTAGACGTGCTGTCAGGGGCTTTCGAGCCGCAAAAGCTGACCTCACGCACCTGAATCTCATAGGCAGTGCGGTTGTTGCCCTGCTTGTCCTGATATTTCCGGGTCTGCATGCTGCCATTGACGGCGATCATGCTGCCCTTGTCGAAATACTGGGACACGAACTGTGCCGTTTTGCCCCATGCAACGCAGGGCAAGAAATCCGTCTCGCGCTGGCCATTTGCAGAATAGCTACGTTCGCAGGCGATGTCAAAGGAGCAGACCTCCTTGCCGCTTGTGGTGGTGCGGAGTTCCGGGGTGTGGGTCAGACGGCCCATAACTGCGATTGTGTTCAGCATAGATCAGCCCTCCTTCGGCTGCTTCTGGGCACACGTCCAGCACAGGACGCGCCCAAACTTCTTCTTGGTGCTTGCGGCGGTCTCTGCCGGTTCAACGGTGCGGTTCTTATAAGACACCGGCTGAAGTGGTTTGCCGCAGCAGGCGCAGATAAAGGGCTGTTCCTGTGCGGGCTGCTGCTTCGGAGCAGGAGCTTCACGCTTCGGAGCAGGCTGCTTCTGCGGCTTCTTTCCGCCAGCGGTGTTCTTACCTCCTGCCTCCTGATATTCGTCTGTGTCTGCATCCTTGGTGTCGTCGATGCAGAACAGGCCGTTCAGGGCATATTTGCGGGCGTAGCTGCTGGCCGTTCCGGTGATCTGGCTGTCGTCCATGCCCTTCTTATCAAGCGGTTCACGGGCATAAGCGGTGCTGCTGATCTGCTGACCTGCGAAATCTGTAAGCGTTGCAGTTGCCTTAATGTAGTACCGCTCTCCCACCATCGCGGGTTCATCAGCAAGATGAAGGGCCAGATCGTGCGCCTTGAGAATGGGCTTGACAGCTTCCAGAATGTCCTCGCAGGAGCGGTAGTGATACCCACCAAACTTGTTGAACTGCCCTTTAGGGGCCTTGAGTTCGCTCTGCACAGCGGACAGAGCGGCGTAAATGCTTGTGCTTTCCATTACTCTTCATCCTCCTGATCTTCGGTCTGTTCTGCCCCTCGCGGCAGGAAATAGTAATCATCCGGCGGCTCAAGTGCCGGGCCATAGCCGTCAAGGGCAAGATCATACATCTGGTTCATGCTACCACCTCAGGTGTGGGGTCAATGGCGGCAGGGGAGATGTCCTGTGCAGGAATCAGCTTTCCAGCGGTCAAACGCTGCAGAGCAGGGGAGTGCTGCGTTTCGCTTGCAGGCTTCCCGAACTTGACATCCGCGCCCAGATCTTCAACCTCGACCGTGACGCGCAGGCGGTGCAGACCGGTAGTGTCGTTGAATGCACCCGAAACGCTGTCAAGCAGCTCGTCAACGATGCCGGGGACGTACTTGCCGTCCATAAACTTGCCGTCGCTCGAAAAGCGGCCCTGAATCTCAACATAATTTTTTTCCATCTTGTAAAACCTCCGAAAATGTGTTATCTTCGGGTTGATGTGACCTGTAAAATCCATCAACCCTTGCAGCCTGCCGGTGCGCCAACACCAGCAGGCTGCTTTTTCTTTTGTGCGGCCATAATCTCTTTGATGCGGCCTTTACCATAGGTGCCTGCGCTTGCAGTAAAGCGCTCGTTGTCGTCTACAAGGCCCTGATGGATTGCCTCTGCCCGCTCTTCCTGCTGGCGGATAAGTTGCTCTGTGCGCTCCCGGTAGCTCGCTTCGAGAGCTTTCACCCTGATATGTACAGCGCGGCACTCCGGACACCGCTCAGTGCGGCGGCCCACATTGTGAATCACCTTTCCGCAGTCAACACAGACGCGGGTGTAGATCATATTGTTACTGGAAGCCATGCTCAGCCAACCTTCCTGCCGCTCTTCACGGTGTTCTGGGGCTGCTGGTGAATCTTGCGGGGCCGCTTCTCACGCGCTTCGGCTGCAAAGCCCTGCAGCATGAAGAAGATTGCCAGCAGGATCAGCACCATAGCCGTAATGAACGCACCGTCCGAAACGATGCCGCCGGCCTGACAGGTGCCCTCGAGGCCAATGCTGTACAGCAGGCCCGTCGCAAAGCTCCCCATTGCCAGCCAGTACCAAACTCCAGATTTAATCTTCATCGGTGTCCTCCTTTTCAGGTTCCGTATAAGCAAGGACATCAATTGTCTTGTAGGTAAGCACTGCGACACATGCCAGGCGCATGTTGTCCCTAGTGGGGAAATAGGCGCTCAGAATCTGAGCAGTTGCAGAGGCCAGCAAGTCAAGCACTTCCGTGATGTTGCCTTCGGCTCGGATGGCAGATGCTTCGCTGTCGATGTAAAGTTTTGCGTTCATGCGGATTCTCCTTTCTCAACAGTAGGGAAGAACAGCTCCCCGATTTCGTCCTGCCGGATGTCCAACAGTTCACAAATTGCTACGATCTCTTTACTTGTCCACGGCTGGTGCCCGTTCATCCGGGCGCTCATAGTGTACCTGCCAATGCCGCTATGTTCAGCGACTTCCTGATCGCGGTAGCCGCAGCTGTGGAACCGCCCCCGCAGCTTCCAGTACGGAATCTGCTGAAACGTTCCCTGTACGACCTTCATCATGCTTTTTCGACCTCTTTTCTTTGATGTGTGCCAGCCGTGCAGGCTGGTTCTTGTCCCAGCGGGCTTCCCGCCAGTATTTGTTCCGCCCGTTCATCAGGCGGTCTCCTTGCCAAGACGCTGCTCCTTCTCCTGCTCACTCAAAAGCTCGCGGGGGTCAACGTTCAGCGTGTCGGCAATGGCCTTGAGAGTCCGGGGGCTGGTGCCGCCCTTCTTTTTGATGTAGTAGTAGGTGGCCCGCTCAAGGCCAGCAGCCTGCATCAGCTCGGTAACATTTACTCCCTGTAAAATCATCAGGGATTCGATTTTTTTCATGTTTACCTTCAAATTATCACCTTCTTTTTAGATCTTGCTTTTGTCCATCGTAGCGTTGCTGTCAAACAGGCTCGTCTGGCGGATTTCATCCAGTTTGTTCACCCGGACACCAGCAGCTGCGGCCTTTTCCCGTACTGCATCTACAAACGCATAGATGAGCTTTTTGTCGCAGGACTGGGAAATCACTTTCAGCCGGGTAATCTTCTTTACGCTGGTGGGAGCGATTCCATAGGATGCAGACCGCGCCTGTGCATTTGCGGTGCGGCGCTTCATGTCAAAGCCCCGGGCATCCATAGCATCATAGATCTCGTTCCAGACATCCTCATAATCCTGGCTGCTTCCGCCGCGCTTGAAGGCAATGCCCTTGATAACGCTCTGGCACCGTTTCTCCCAGTCCACACCAACATTCAGGCTGAGTGCTTCGCAGGCGGCATCCAAACGCTCATTGACCTGCGCCAGCTGCTTGGCCTGCTGGTTCTGCTGCTGTTCCAAGTTGATGAGATACCGGAGCTGAGGGGACAAGCCGTCAAGCACGGCCTGCTTCTGATTCATCAGCTGCTTCTCCATGGCATTGAATGCCTGGATGTACTTGAGCTTCCACTGCACGGCTTCCTTGCCGGTAAAGCCCATGGCCAGCAGGGAAAAGCCGTCGCGGTTCATCAGGTACATGGGGTACTGCTTGCCCCGGTTCTCAAAAGTAGCGGGGTGAAACATGGATTTGGCAGCCGAATTTTCGGCCACCAGATTTTTTACTGCATCCAGAACGTGCTTGTGCTCCTTGCCGAAGCTCTCTGCAATCTGGCGGCTGGATACCACCGGCTCGCCGTTTTGGGTGGATAAGATGATGTCGTTCATGGCGAATATGTACCTCCTTGTGGGTGGCTCCCTTCTGCGGTATACTGGGGCGGAAGGGAGGTGTAAAAATGGAACGAAAAGAACAGTGTGAGCGGATTGTACTGACAAAAAAGGAAAAAGAGTTGCTAAAACAGATTCAAAAAAATCCAGATATGAAGTGTAATCAAGATGATGTATGGCAGCTTTATCTTTATGGGCTGATAAGACCAATGGAAACCGAAAAAGGTCTTAATATGCATCACTTCCATATCGCGGATTTTTATGACACATATAGAGATTACCAGCGTGAAAAAAGAAAAAATCAGTTTTTTGAATCGCTCTGGCTTCCTATCGCTGTCAGTGTTGTTACCAACCTAGCAATAAACGGATTACAATGGTTGTGGCCGCTGCTAGTGCAATGGTGTGCCAGTTCTCATCAATAAAGCGTTTCAGCGTCCAGCGTTCCTCTTCCACAGGTCCGCTGGGCTTTTTGTTGTTGTTCATGTGGTTCATCTCCTTTGAAATGTAACTTGTAAGGTTACTTAATGGCCAAAAAATACGGCCTGCGGATTGTCGATACTCAAAAGTTCCACAATCTTTGAGGCTTCATCTGTACCAAAAACACGTTTCTTGAGCTTGCGTGTTAAGGTCTGCTCCGAAATTCCAAGTTCCTGAGCCAACATTTTTTGAGTGTAGCCTGCTTTGACCATGTACGACTTGAGCAAATTGACGTTTACCACACTTTTCACCTCCAAACGACCCCTGTGTAACTTGTGAGGTCACAAGTATAATAGCATCATATTTGTAACCTGTCAAGTTATTTTCGGTAATTGAATTAAAAATATTGTAAACTGATGGTTTATCTGCTATACTATAGACATCAAAGGAGGTGCTCACGGTGACTGTAGGCGATCGCATTCGACAGGTACGTCAAGAGCAAGATGTAACCCAACAGGAGCTTGCCGATTACATCGGCGTATCAAAGCAGGCTGTATATAAGTATGAAAATAATATTGTAACCAATATACCGACAGACAAGGTTGACGCTATTGCCAAACGGCTGAAAGTATCTCCCGCCTACCTGATGGGCTGGGAAGAACAGCCGGAGCCCAAGAAGCCCACCATCCCCCCGGGCTTTGAGCCGATGCCAAAGATGAAGAAGATCCCGCTGATCGGCAGCATTGCCTGTGGGGAACCGATCACGGCAGAGCAGAACATTGAAAAAATGGTGGACGTGCCGGAGAATATCCGGTGCGATTTTTCCCTGACCTGCCACGGCGACAGCATGGTAGATGCCGGCATTCACGATAAAGACGTGGTGTATATCCGCATCCAGCCGGAGGTGGAGAACGGCGAGATCGCAGCGGTGCGCATTGATGGTGAAGCCACCCTCAAGCGGGTATATTACAACCCCGGCACGCTGACCCTGATGCCTGCAAACCCGGCCTATGCGCCTATGATCTATACTGGCTCCCAGCTGGAAGAGGTGCACATTGAGGGCAAGGCCGTAGGCTGGACGCACTGGGTGGGGTGATTTTGGATTATCGGAGTCATTCTAGTCTATATAGCGAAGGAGTGTTATGTATGAAGAAAACTATGAAAAAGACCGCTGCAGCACTGTGCATTGCCGCAACGCTTGTATCTGTGGCAGCGCCGGCAATGGCTGTCAGCCCAGCAGAATATATGAGCACAGCCGCTCTTGAAGAATGCAATACTGCGACGGTAGCGCAGGTGGAAAGCCTGATCAACCAAATCGGAACCGTCACGACTGCCCGCCGCCCGGCAATTGTGGCTGCTGTAAATGCTTATAACGAATTGGACGATGCAAGCAAGGCGCAGGTCAGTAACTTTGCGGTGTTGGCAGAAGCCCAGCAGGTGCTGGGACTGAAAGACGCTCTTGCAAAGCTGAAAATCAGTTACGATAAGGTCGAGGACGCAAGAAGCTATGTGTCACCCACGGAAGACCGACTGAGCAATCAAGGCAAAAGCTATATACTGCCCTTCTTTGTAAATGGCAGCACCAATGATCCGTCAATGTTTTTCATGGTTCTGTGTAGCGGCAACAAATATGTGTACTTGGACACGATTACGATTCGCGCGGGCGAGTATAAATATACCTACACGATTGATTGGACGGATGTGGATCGTGGCTATGATGGAAAGCAGTACTGGGAACTGACATCTTTTATGGGCGATGATGAAGATATCCAGTGGTTTAAGAATATTTTGAGCGCTGATGAAATCATTATCCGATACAGCGGCGATGGTGGCAGCATCGACCACACAGTCACCCCCGAAGAGCGTCAGGCAATTACGGATGTCTTGAACGCATATGATCTGTTCAAGGCAGCAAGCCCGACTGTGCGCGCAAAGGCTTTGAATAACTGATGTGAACTAAACAAAAAAGCCCCCGGTGCTGCGAACACCGAGGGCGCAGAAGGAGAAAATACGGGATGACAAAAGATACCGAAAAGGTCTTGCTGAAACTTTATCGTGCATACACGGAGCGCCGCAAAACCTTGCCGAAGTCTCAGGCAAAATACTTTGCATCAGAAGATGTGTCGGCTGCATTGCCGGGGATTCCGTGGGATGACGTGAGAGAGGCGCTTGCGGAACTGCGTGATGATGGCTATATCGACCTTTACATGATGGGTGCCTGCGATCTGTTTCCGAAGGCTATCGAGTACGGCGAAACGGCTGTCGAACGCGGCATTGACAAGGCGCTGGATGTGTGGAGTAAACTCCATTAACCGAGTTTCAGTTTGTCCACCGAAATGTTCAGCGTCATATCTGCGAGGGGATGGCCCGCATCGCACTGGATGGAGAAGCCTTTGACGCGATGGACTTCAACACCGTTCAACTTCATTTTGAAGTCTTTTTCGTCAAGATAAAGTTCGACGGCATTCTGACGCTCTGACATGATAGCACCTTTCTTTCTGTGTATGAATGAAAAGATTCGTTCACGTTCATTATACATCAAAATTATGCTAAAGTATAGCATAATTTTGATTTGCACAAACAAATAAAAAAACCTCCCCCGGTGTTACCAGCACCGAAGGAGGTTTCCGAACCGCTTGCCCGAAGGCGTCACGGCTCTGTACAGTAGATTTTGGCGAACCTCTGCACAGACTATGATACCACCTCCGGGCAGGCTTGTCAAAGTGTACCCTTGTGTATGGAGGCGGATTTTATGAAAAAACGGGTCAACACGGCATTTTGGGTGGAGAAGGAAAAACGCTGGTGTATCGCGGTGCAGAAGAACGGCACCCGCAAACGGTTTTACAGCAGCACGCCTGGCCGCACCGGCCAGCGGGAAGCCAACGCAAAGGCCGATGCCTGGCTTGACGATAGCATCCGGGACGGCAAGAAGAAGGTAGCTGCCCTCTATGCCCAGTGGGTAGAAGAACTGAAGCTCACCTGCGGCACATCCTATGTTGAGCAGTGCAAGAAATACGGAGATTACTATATTCTGCCTGTCTGTGGGGACATCCGCATTGACGAGCTGACCGAAGGCGATCTGCAAAAAGCCATCAATATGTCTTTCAAAAAGCGATGCCTTAAAAAGGAGCGTCAGCGTAGGTCAAGCGACAAGCCTTTGAGCCGCAAGACCATTATGACGATCCGCTCAACGGAGATCAGCTTTTTGAAATGGTGCCGCCGGAACAGGTACAGTACGATGTTCCCTGAGCTGTCTATCCCGAAGAATGCCCGCATGGGGAAGAAAAAGATTTTACAGCCGACCGCTTTGAAAGTTCTGTTTGATGTGGACACTCGCCTTTACTATGGCAAGCTGGTCTTTGACGAGTATATCTATGCCTACCGGTTTGCAGTTGCTACAGGTGTACGCCCCGGTGAACTTGTAGGGCTCTGGTATGGTGACGTCAAAGGGAACACGGTCAATCTGCGCCGCAGCATCAACCGGTTGGATGAGGAAACCACCGGCAAGAACGAAAACGCCATTCGCTCATTTGACATGGGCGAGGAAGCCCATGAGGCCTACGAAGCGCAGGTAGCCTTGCTGAAGGCTTCCGATATCCCGCTGAACTATACCACCCCTTTGTTCCAGATCCCGAACCAGAGAGCTTTATTCAAGCGCTGGAAGAAGTACCAGCGTGACAATGGCATTGAGCCTCAGGTCACGCTGTATGAGATGAGGCACACTTTCGTCAGCATTGAATCCGGCGTATTGACCGACAGCCAGCTGAAGATGCTGGTCGGTCACAGCAAGAACATGGACACTGCCGGAGTGTATCGGCACGAGCTTGACGGTCAGAGGGAAGATCTTGCTGCCGCTACCACCGCGGCATTCAGGAAGGCTCAAGGGTGATTCTGGTAACACATTTGGTAACACTCTTTTTTGTAAACGTAGCAAAATACATGGACTACAAGCCAACCACACTACCCTTTTAGCAAGTGTTTAGGTGCGTTGCAGATATGCTTTTGACGTTACTCAATCATTTTTTGTTGTTCGACCCCCACTACCCGCATAAGAGAAAAAGCGCGATGAGTTCTCAGAATTCATCGCGCTTTCTTTTATATAATAAATAGTGTTGTTCGAGGTCTGCTCCCTCGCACAAAAAGAAACCGGTACAAAATGGGTACACCCCTGATAGACATTCCTACGGGTTGGGACCCGCAGGCTAAGCAACAGCAACGGGTTGCGTTAGCTGATTTTTCCGCAGCCCCTTGGCAGGGCTTTGAAAAATCAGAACGCGGCCCCAACAACTCCTCCCTGTTTCAGCCGCAGGCTGCGGTCGTCGTTGTTGCACTGGGCTGATTGCTTGCGGCGCTATGCGCCGCCGCCCTGTTCGAGCCCCTTCCATCGTGCTGACAAAAAGAAAAACCAGAACACAAACGTGTTCTGGTTTTTCTTGGTGCAGTAAAGCAATCCAAATCCGAACCATTTTCCTTTGATGCGGCTTGGGCCGCTTCCTCAAACGTGATGGTCTGTGTACCTTCTTTATAGTTAAAGGTTATCAAAACCTTATCATCGTACAGATAAATCGAAT